GTCAATGATTCATTTGCTGTAGCCACACCTTTTACTGCATCTTTATAGGCTTTAGTTTCCGAACCGAATAGTTTAAGAGCAGAAGTGTATTTCTCTAATGCCGTCTTGGCTTTGTCTATTGTTGTATCGCCACCGCCACCAGTTGTCTTTGTCGTCTTTGGCTTAGGCAGAACAGCACCAGCAGTTAATTTTAGTTTTGGCTTCAACTTGGTTAGTTCGTCACTAAGAGACTGCACTTCTGTTTTTGCTTTTTTAGAACCAATCTCAAGATTAGTCAATAACGGTATATCGCTTAGGAACGGAATCCCGTTGTACGCCTTAATAAGCAGGTTGATTCCATAAACAAAAGGATTGACAAACGCATCAAGAAAGAAGTTAATTACATACTTCAATACGGGAATCATCTTGCCAAGAACATCACGAAAACCTTTGAACCTTAAAGCAAGCGAAGCAATAATTACAACCACTGCACCAATAAGCGCAGGAATACCGAAGAAGGCAGCATTCATCGCAACAGCCAAACCAGTTGTAGCAATAGCAGCCTTAGTAGTAGCAGAACCAAAAGCAGACATCGCAATAGTGGCAATCGTTTGCGAAACTGTATAGATGCCTGTCGCCACATTTAAAGCAATAACGCCTGTGACAATGCCATAAACAACATCGCCAAAGCCGTTCATCTTGCCTAATGCTTGAAGCCCTTGTTCACCTAAATACTTAAAGCCAGCACCCAAACCTTTTTCACCAATAATGTCACTAAATGTTTTGAAAATTGGTACAAGATTTTCGGTCACAAACTTAGCAGCATTCTCAAAAGCAGGGAGTAGCAATGTCCCTAGGTCTTCAGCCACATTGCCGACTGCTACTTTCATTCGGTCAAAGTCTGTAGCGGTAGCAGCAGCAGTGCCTCCTACCTGTGATTCAACTTCTGCCAAGATAAGTTTCTGTGCGTCAAGAGTACGGCCTGATTCAACAAGTGTTTTAATTTGTTCTTTTTGGGAATCAGTAAAGTTAATTCCTGCTTTTCTTAATGCACTGATACCTTTTACAGGGTCAGACAATGCTTTACCGAGTTGTTTAGCAGCGCCGTCTGTAGAGCCGAATACATTTCCTAAGTCAAGAGCAGCCGCTGATGCTCGTGTGAAAACATCATTTCCTGCGCCCACTTCATTTCGTACCTGCTTGAAGGTAAGAAGCAAGTTCATTGAGGTTTGGATTGCCTCGTCATCAACTCCCGTCTTGACAGACATGACTCGTGCCAATTCAGAGATTTCTTGAGTAGAAAGGTTCGCTGCTCCACCAGTTGCTTTGACGATTGCTTCAGTCTGTTTAGCGACCTTTTGTGATTCAAGTGCAGCCTTGATAAGCGAGCCACCGACAACCCCGCCAATGCCACCCATAATTGCACCGATTTTTACAACCGATTTGCCGAATGAATTTATTGCTTTGGTGCTGTTTAGTAATGCGAAAGCGCTTTTCTGTCCTGCTCCGTCTAGTTGCCTAAAAGACGAAATGGCTTTATTTACACCCTTGCTATCAAATGTACTTATAACTGGAATTACGATTGCCATTACAGACCAAACCTTCCGAAAGCGTTGCGACTCTGTGACCTTGCTTGAATAGACGAATTAGCACGCTTCGTTGTTTCATTAGCAATTTGCACAGTAAACCGTGATTGTATATCAGCAATAATTTTGTCAAGGTCTTTTTCAACTAATGGCATGTTGCTTTTTACCCGCTTCCACATAACTCGTGATGGAGAACCTGTCGCATTGAGGTTCTTGACGAACTGGTCTTTCTTGTCCGTGCGGTTCAACTTGGCAAGGTCATAAATAGAAGCACCAGCGTCTGATTGTTTAATGCGGACAATCGGGTACGAATTAGTCCTGCGTATTTTCCTACCACCGACTACAACGGTGACCCCCCTTTTGGCTTTCTTCACATCGTATTTAGGGAACGAAGCGCCAGCCGAACCTTTAGGCTTCCTGCCTCTAGTTGTGCGCCCGTATTTAATCCAGTTGATTTCCTTAGAAGATTGCCAAGGCTTAGCGGGGAATCCATCGGCAACATTGACTCGCAAAGGTTCAACCTTGTTCTTAATGTCTTTGCTGACTTGCTTGAATGTTTCAGGCTCCAACCGTTTTAATGCTTGCAAAACAGGGGCAACGCCTACCACCATATTGTTTCGTACATCAGCCATGCGACAATACTACTTCTTGGATGCTTGGGAATTGCGCCAAACAATCATGTCGTACACCGCTTGTAAGTACACGGGGTCTTCTAGAAGTAATTGACTAGGTGGAATACCAGTCTCCACGCATATAAACGCTAAGCGCCCGATTGCGCTTGACTGTCCAAAGGGATTGTCACATCGGTTTCGTCATCAATTTCAACACTTAAAATACTGTTGAGCCATTCAGGTTCAAAAGGCAAAGTGGTCATTTTGTTTCGTTGCAAAGATTTCCATGCAAGCCAGCCAATATCAGTAAGTCTGATTTCTGTTTCAAGATTAGCCACGCTTCTGTTCCATGTGCGTTCAAACATCACGAAGTCAGGAAAGTGGGCTGTGGTCTTTTGTTTCTCGCCGTTGCTATAAACAACTACAAACTTCATTTCCATGTCGGGTAATCCTTAATTTAACTGGTTGTCTTTACAAGAGTTCCACCAGTGAAACTCAATGTGGTCATTGCCAATTCGCCAACTGCGCCTGCCACTGGTGTGTGCGAAGCGAGGAAGGTGCCTGACAATGTGTAAAGAGGGTTTGTGGTTGATGTTCCTGCGCTAGTTGCTTTAACTGTCACAGTTGTTGTGGTACCTACAAGTGGGTAAACCAATGCTTCAACGCTAGTGGTAGCAGCACCGGCTGGAATGTTTACAGCGAAGTCTTGCATCAACGCTATTTCGGCGGAGTTGTTTTGCAATCCGCCCGTGAACTTATGTCCTGAATCTCCGAAGGCGGTGATTTCAATTGAATCAACTTCATAATTCAGGGTGACATTGTTCGCTTTGTCAGATACTGCGGTACCACCGATAGTGACTACTGCATCTTTAAGTGAAAGAACAGCCATTACGCAACTGCCTTAACAATGGTTCCGCCAGTGAATGTCAATGTTGTCATTGCTAGTTCTCCTACACCACCAGCAACTGGAGTGTGGGATGCAAGGAAAGCATTTGAGATTGTGTACGAAGGGTTCGTAGCCCCAACTGCAGATGAAGTTGGCTTAATGACCAGTGTTGTCGTGGTTCCTACAAGTGGATAAACGGTGGCTTCAACATTAGAAGTAGCGAAGTCTTGCATCAGCGAAATCTCAACGCTGTTATTTTGCAATCCCCCAGCGAAGGTGTGACCACCGCTTCCGAAGGCAGTTACTTCAATTGAGTCAATCTCGTAATTGACCGTCACATTATTGGAGCGGTCAGACAGCGAAACGCTGTTGATTGAGATTGTTGCATCTTTGAGTGAGAGGACAGCCATTGTGTTTCCTATTCCTTAGTTTCGGTTTTGGTTGTCGGGACTTTTGCTTGTTCTTGGATGTGCCCACCAGCGATGAGTGCATCAATGTTCAAGCCGTATAAATCAGCAACAGTAACACTGGCACCAAGAGGGGCAAGAGTGAAGTTGTCGCTTGTTACTTTGTAGGTAGTCATATGTCTCCTTATGCGTACACGGTAAGTGTAGACGATACCTGTAGGAATTCTGCGTCATCTTGTTCCAATGCGGAAACATTAGTTGCGGAAGAAAGAATTAGGTTTTGAACTACTCCGCCGAGTGTGGAGTCTGTCTCTAAAGCAGCACGAATTGAAGTAGCCCCGCTGTAAGACAAGTAGCCGTCAAGGGTGGCGTGTGCTACTCGGTCTACATATCTTCCGACAACAACATTGATAGTCCAATCCATTGTGACCAACCCGCTACCCATTGCCCCGTGATAGGTCACCGTATTCAGCACTGGAAAGCCGATAGGGGGGTTTAACTGCTCGGGCTGGTACGAGTACGCCCTAAGTCCTGAAATCGTGGCTAAGGCTGTTTTAAGCGCTGTGGCAACTTGGCTAACTGTGGCAGGCATTATGCGACTGTCAGCAGGCGATATGGGTTTAGCATCTCACGCACATCGGGGTCTACGGCTCGGACTTGGATTGCCATGTCAGCGAAGCCGACTACGCCTAGAGCAGCGTTGTATCGGGCGAAGCCACGCATGGTCAATAACAGTGTTGCTTCACGGACATCGTCAGGGACTGCATCCCAACCCCATTGCGCTGTTACCTGCACATGTGGTGGGTCAGGGACGATAGTCAAAGGGAAAGACCTAGAGCCAATAGCGGTAATCCGCCTGTATGGCCTGCCGTTCAACACGGCGTTAGTTGGCTCAAGCATGTAGTCGGTGCCAAGAGTCCAAGTTGTTTCAAAGGCTCCGTCACCATTGTCGTCAGTTTTGACAATCAATCCAGTGGTAGTTGCGATGTCTTGAACTGGGACATAATAAAAATTGTACGGCATCAACGCAATTGCTGTGGCGCTAGTTTTATAAAACCACCTACCGCAATAGCCGTCTACACGGCGAGAAGCCCCTTCAATTGAGTTCTCTAAAAGAGTGTCAT